TTCACAAATTGCCCAATGTCCGTAGGCGTCTACGGTTGTTTCGTATTTCATTTTTAGTGCTCCACGATTGCTATTGATTTTGCTTTGCTCGATCCCTTGCAAAGTTTGCAAGCTGTACATTGAACCCGACGGCCAGCCTCTTTAGAAGCTGGACAAAGTATTTCGTTTGCTTTGTCCAAGTCTAATAGATCTTTGATTACTCGGAAAGTACGACGGCCAGCGGCCCAATGTTCTTTTGCTTCCTGGTAAGTGTCCGCTGACTGCATGCAAATCTCGGACATTTCGCCTGGCTGGTGTGTGTATGCTGTCCAGGTCAAAGCTTCTTTTAATAGATTGTTCCAAACATATTGTGGAACCGCTGCCGGATCTCCGTATGTTCCAAGCCTTACAAAACGGCCCCGGCCCATGTCCGTTGCATTGCCGGGTTGATATAGCCCGGCCTTGTAAGACTTCCAAACAATCAACGGCCCTTGAAATAGTTTGACGTAGCAACGACGGCCCTTTGCAAGTTTGCGCTTGGGGTCCGTCGTTACTTCGCCACGCATTATGCAAGATCCGCAGATAGAAAAATCTGCACCAGTTTTGCTGGCTTCCATTGGGTTTATATCTTTGCAAAGAATGTATGTCTGGACTACGTGACCAGTTTTAGTGTTGCGATTTGAATAGACTGCAACAACTACAATAGGCTTGTCATCTAATAGACTAGGCCCGTCATATAAAATTGCATTGTTCATTGAGATTTCCTTTTCTGCTGTCTCGAGATTATTCTAAACGATTGAGTGTAGAACACAAGTAAATAATTATTAAGGCTTGTAAGTTTTTCGTATGTCTTGCGGCCTTGCGCCTTGCGCCTTGCGGCCTTTCCTTAAATGCTTTGCGGCCTGGATAAACCAGGCCGCGTTGCAGAAAGGAGGCCCATTTCCCAAGGGCCAGGGGATCACTTTAATTTAACCTTTATCTCACCATTAATCCAGCTTCGTGCAATATGGGAAGGTAGGGTAATCCCACCTTCTGGAATAGGTTTACCACTTGGATATAGGTTCTGTCCTATGTTTACTTGCCAATGGCCTGGATATATTTGGGCATTGTTTGGGTAGTCGCTGGTAATTACACCAGCGACATAATATTCGTTTCCGTCTGTATCTTTAACTTTTTTCATCACATCACCCTTATTATTTCTCTAGCTATTAAGATCCAGACTATGATCGTTGCGCCTAGTGGTAATACCACTAGGCCGAGAGATGCGAGGGCATCGAGTATATGTTTCATTATTCTGCCTCCCTTGGCTGTATTGCGTTATCGTTTGCCCACGCTATCGCGCATCTATTAGTGCAAAACTTACCAGCGTTTAGCTTGTAGGTTTCCCCATCCCAAACGCTGGTTGTGTAGACAATTCTTTTGCCAAAGTTCAATATTTCTTTTTTCTCTTTGACTATGATTTGATTTCCATTGTACGGATCATCTGCATAAATAGTATCGCAATCTTTTGATCCTGGCTTGCCGCAATAACGGCAAGCTGGTTTGTAGTTATACCTGGTAGTCATTACACTGTTTCCTTTCTAGTTGAGTGCATTGGATGCCAGCCCCTCGAGGCTGGACACCAATAGACTAAACGCTGTACTCGTCACGCCATTGTGGATCTCCGTCCACAAACTTAGCAAACTCTTTTATGTCTCGAGCATACATATCACCATAGTCCCATGATCCATGAGTATGTGGAGATTTACCCGCGACAAACCATCGAGCATACGGATCGTTAGCTTCAGCTTCTGAATGCTTATAGGTTTTGAGAACCCTCCAAACGGTGCCTCCCTCACCCCAATTGTTTGCGGCATACTCGGCATATGGTTGATCTACTGGACGGGTTTTTCCGAATGATGTTCTAGGCATTGTGTTTCCTTTCTTTCCTAATTGAACAAGTTTAGTATGCCCCACTTTAAAGCAGGGCACAAGTTTTATTTTAGTTTATCGAACTCTTCGATTAGTTGATCATAGAGTTGAGCAGCAGCTTCTTTTCTGTCAGCATGCAGCATCATGAACATGCACTCGAGTTTGAACTTCAGCTTGTTACCTAGAGTTGTCTCGGGTGGTTGATCCGTTTCGACTGCTTCGAACTCTATTGTCTTTGTCTTTGCCATTGTATTTCCTTTCTTTGGTTGAGTGGGAGGCCGAAGCCTCCCGATTGATTTACTTCTTTTCTTTCACAACACTGGTTGATGATCTAGTGTTGAGGTATTGATTGCACAAACGTTGAATTGCTTGCTCTTTTGTTACCTCGAAGCCTAGCTCATCGCTCATTGCTTCAGCTACTAGCTCAACTGGTGTTGGCTCTTTTTTCATAAATCGTTTCATTGTATTTCCTTTCTTTGGTTGAGTGGGAGGCCGTAGCCTCCCGATTGATTAAGCAGTGTATTCGACTGGTTTGAATAATCTGCTCGGCTTTTTCCAGAACTTTGAATGATCTGGATGACTGGGGCTTTTAGTCTTTTCGCACAACTTAGCGAATGACTCCTTCCTATGTTCCTGCCACCATTTCATATCGGGCGCTCTGTTTGATAGCTGTCCATTCTTAGTGAACACCCAAACAGCGTATCCCTTACGAACTGCTTCGCCTCTTAGTTCGTCGTACTCTTTGGTTAGTATATCAATCTCGTTTTTTAGCAGTCTGATTCTGCTTAGTGTTTCGAGTCTATTCATTTTGTATTCCTTTCTAATTGAGTTGTGTAACGCTTGTTACAAGTAACAAGTTAATGATTTTTTCCAGATAGTCAACAGCTAAAACACAATTAATTTAAATTTTTTACAAGTTTTTTAAAATAGTTCAAGCTGCTGACGTTATGCAGTGCAGCATTTTTAGGGGTTACTTTGCCGCATCGCAGCATAAATTCGAGGGCCTCGACCCCCCATCCCCCCTATTTGGGGGACTGCGCCCTCTACTGCGGCCTGTAATACATGGTATTTCAAATTCATTCGGGCCTAGTTTCATTGGACTTGTGTGCGGCAAACAAGTCACGGGTCCCTATGGCCCAGGAAAAATTGTGGGTGTATTTTCATTTGGGTTTATTGTACAGTGGTCCCATGTCCAATGTTCTAGAAGATGCGTTACATTTGTGGACGACGGTTGAGCCGTATGACGGTTTTCCGTCTGCGACGATTGCGTGGAGGTTGATTCCTGCTATAGAGAATGATCAGATTAGGTTGTTTTACAGGGATTCTGAGTGTGTTGGATTGATCACTTGGGCATTTATGACTGAGGAAGAGTTTGATAGTAGAGAGTACAGTGGTGTGGAGATATTTTCTCGTGATGAGGGAGAGGTCATGGTTTTTGTAGACATGATTGCGCCACATGGTAGAAGTGATGTATTGTGGATGTGCAAGGAGATGCGTAAACAGTTTTACACGCAATATCCTGATGTGAGGGATGTCCGAGCGCACAGAGGTAAGAGGAACGGTTCGTTCCCGAACAAAGGAGCATGGCATGAGAACGCTGCTTGATTTAGTTGGTTTAAATGTATTGAGGCCGTTGGTCACGTTTGGTGGGGATGATAGCGGCGGTTCGTCTGGAGGTAGCAGTGGTGGTTCTTCTGGAGGCAGTAGTGGTTCTAGCTCCTCGGCTCCTGCTCCATCAAAGAAGAAAGATCCTCCTACGTTTAAGAATCTGACGGAGGCATCGAAGGCTGGGTATCATGGTCAGGCTGTAAACATTGCGGGTAAGAAGGGTCTTCAGAAGGTTGAGTTTGAAAAAGGTAGCTATAACGACAAGATGAAAAAGGTTTCGGCTGCGGCGAATAAGAAAAGCACTGCTGGACCACCGCCCGGATCTCCTGATTACAACAAAACTGCAAGCATTCCATCACCAACATCCAACAAGAAAACTTCTGGCAAAAAGACTTTTGGCGGCACTGAGTATAAGGTTGGAAAAAACACTTTTGTGGATTCTATCATGTCGGGAGATTTTGATGCAGAGAGTTTTCTTCCACCAACGGGCACGGATACGGGGGACAAACTGTCGAATCCATACAAGCCCCCGAGTAGTATTTCTAGTAAGGGGCAAAAAAGTGCTGGGTATTTGGGTGTTCCTGGTGATCCGACAAATGAGTTGGAGGAATTTCAGAAACGTTTTTATGCTCAGTCTATTGGTGCGGCGGCTGATCCTGGCGGAGCAAGCACGGCGACGGGTGTTATTTTATCGGATGCTGGACAGAAGATTCTTGATGACGCCAACATGACGGCGGGAGAATATTTAGACGCCGTTCAAGATTTAGGTAAATCGCTTGACGATCCTCGGTTTGGTGAGGGCACTGTTGGTCAGGCTGTTGGTAGTAGTTTAGTTGGTCAAGGCTTGGATTATTTAGCGGACATGAATAAGCGTCGTGCTTACGAGCAGCTAACGGGTCAGTATGATCCTACTATTGGTGGGAAGATCATGGGCTATGGTAGCAAGGACGTGCGGCGGGTGGTTCCTGTTTTTAAGGATGGGACTATTGTAGGTTCGTTACAGGTTGATAAGGACGGAAAAGCTATTTCTTACACAGGGGATCGTGATCCGAGTGCCGCGCCTCTTGATCCATCGGTTACTAATTGGGAGAGCAAGATTGCTCCGCCCCCTGTTCAGCAGGGAGAATCCACTGACGACGGTCAGGGTGCAGCGGCCCAAGAGGTTGTAAAAGAACCTGAAGATCCATGTCCAGAGGGATATAGGATGAATCCAGAGACGAAGCAGTGTGAGTTAGATCCATTCCAAACACCATTCCCTGATCCGATTACTGGAGGTGGCGGGGCTGTCGTTCCTGCTGGATTAACTCCATATACGCAGATAGCTCCGGTAACCTTGGGTCAGCTTCAGCCTAGTAGGGTTGCAGCGGCAAATCCATTGGCGATGCAACAGGCGAACATGCCACCTGCGGGTGGTCTTGGGACCTTGGCTCCTGTACTAAATAGAACAAGTTAACGGACCATGAATCTCCAAGCTCTCCCAGAGGAAGCACTGAAGGAGATCTTGGCACTTACTGAGGCCAAGAAGAAGTTAGATTTACGTGAGGAGGCGGTTGAGAAGTTCATGCCGTTTGCTCATCATGTCTATGACAACTTCATTGAGGGTCGGCATCACAGAGTTATTGCGGAAAAACTTGAACGTGTTGCACGAGGGGAACTCAAGAGGCTTATAATTAATATGCCGCCTCGTCATTCGAAGTCGGAATTTGCGTCATATTTGATGCCAGCATGGTTCTTGGGCCGCAATCCTAAGTTGAAGATTATTCAGGCAACGCACAATACGGAGTTGGCGGTGCGATTTGGTCGTAAGGTGCGGGATTTGATCGACGATCCACAATATAAAGACATCTTTCCTGACACAAACTTGAAAGAAGACAACAAAGGTGCGGGAAAATGGCAAACGGACAAGGGTGGTGAGTACTTCGCGGCTGGTGTAGGGGCTGCGGTTACTGGTCGGGGTGCGGATTTGTTTATTATTGACGATCCGCACTCGGAGCAGGACGCGATGAGCGATAGTGCATTCGACAATGCGTATGAATGGTACACTTCTGGCCCTCGACAACGTCTTCAACCAGGTGGTGCGATCATCTTGGTGATGACAAGATGGGGCAAAAAGGACTTGACAGGCCGTTTGATACAGGCGCAGGGCGGTGATTCGATGGCAGATCAGTGGGAAGTGGTGGAATTTCCTGCTATTATGCCGTCAGACAACCCATTGTGGCCTGAATTCTGGGAAAAAGACGCATTGTTGTCTATTAAGGCGTCACTTCCTGTAGGAAAATGGAATGCACAGTGGCAACAAACGCCGACAGCGTCGGAAGCGGCTATAATCAAGCGTGAATGGTGGCAGGATTGGGACAAGGAGAAGATTCCTAACCTAGATTACATCATTCAGGCGTATGATACGGCGTTTTCCAAGAAGGAAACAGCGGACTACAGTGCTATTACGACGTGGGGGATCTTCAAACCAGAGGAAGGTGGGGCAGATCACGCGATTCTGTTGGATGCACGGCGGGGAAGGTGGAATTTCCCTGAATTGAAGGAGATTGCCCATGAAGAACACGAGTATTGGGAACCGGATATGGTAATTGTGGAGGCAAAAGCAACGGGTACACCGTTGATTGACGAGCTTCGATTGCGTGGTATTCCAGCTTTAGGGTTCTCACCGGGCAAAGGAAATGATAAGATAAGTAGAATGCACATGGTTGCGCCATTGTTTGAAGCTGGTATGATATGGGCACCGATGCATGAGAAGTTTGCTGATGAAGTGGTCGAAGAAGTAGTTTCATTTCCTAATGGCGATCATGACGACTTTTGTGATAGCATGACATTAGCACTGATGCGTTTTCGTAGAGGTGGATTCATTTACCTCAACGGAGAAAACGAAGACGATTTAGAATGGAGGCCCCGTAAAAGGGTGTATTATTGATGGCATTACCACCTAACATGGTCACACCAGGTTTAGATCTGGACGACACAGAAGGACTACCAGACGTAGAGATTCCTATCGACGCACCAGAAGAATTTGAGGGTGGTGCGGAAGTTATAGACGACGGAATGGGTGGAGCTATTGTTCAAGCTCTGATGATGGCAGATGAAATGGCACAGGAAGAGTTGATTCCGTTTGATGCCAATCTTGCAGAGTTTCTGGACGACGCAATTCTTGGATCGTTGTCCTCGGATTTGAGGGGATCTTATAAGGATGATCTCGATTCAAGGTCTGAGTGGGAAGACACATACGTCAACGGTCTTGACCTATTAGGTGTGAAGACAGAGGATAGAACAACGCCGTTTGAAGGGGCAAGCGGCATTACCCATCCGATGGTTAGTGAGAGTGTAACTCAGTTCCAAGCACAGGCATATAAGGAACTTCTGCCATCGGGTGGGCCAGTTAGAACCAACATTGTGGGTTTGAAGGACGCTGCTCGTGAGGAGCAAGCTACCCGTGTCAAGGATTTTATGAACTTCCAGATTACGGAAGTTATGGAAGAATACGATCCAGACATGGATCAGATGTTGTTTTACTTACCGCTATCGGGATCAACGTTTAAGAAAGTATACTTTGATCCTACAAAACAGAGGGCGGTATCGAAGTTTATTCCAGCGCAGGATTTGGTTGTGCCGTATTCGGCTACGGATCTGGCGACGGCGACAAGGGTTACGCACGTCCTACGCATGGACGAGAACGAAGTTAAGAAAATGCAGTATGCGGGGATGTACCGCGATATTGATCTAAAAACATCGGAAGAAGTAGAAGACAGCCCAGTCAAGCAGAAGGTCAACGAACTAGAAGGACTATCGAAGAACTACAGCGACGATGTGTTGACGATCTTGGAGATTCACGCAGATCTGGACATAGAGGGATTTGAAGACACAGACCCAGCAACGGGTGAGGCTACAGGCATAAAGCTTCCTTATATTGTTACGATTGACGAGAACTCCAACCAGATCCTGTCAATCCGTAGAAACTACGGCATGGAAGATCCTCTCAAGAAAAAGGTTCAGTACTTTGTGCATTACAAGTTCATGCCCGGTTTGGGGTTTTACGGGTTTGGTTTGATTCACATGATTGGTGGTTTGGGTCGAGCGGCTACCAGTTTGCTTCGTCAGTTGATTGACGCTGGTACTCTGGCTAACCTTCCCG